ACTGGCACCGACGAGGCGTCAAGAGGATTCTCGACGGAGAATCGCGCGTAGGCGTAGGCCTGATCGTAGGCCTTGATGCGCCAGTAGAGGCGGAACGCGTCGAGGACGCGATCGGGCAGCGTGAGGTAGCCCGTCGCGTGGAAGGCCGCGGCGCGCGTCTCGGCGTCGCGATCGATCTCGCTGTACGTCGGCGCGTGCGCGTGGAAGACGGTCACAGCGACGAGCGCGCGGTCGGGCTCGGTCATCGGGTAGTCGACGGTCATCGCGGCGTAGATCAGCGCCGTGACCGCGTCGTACGCGGAGCCGGACGCCTTGTGCAGCTGCCTGCGGTAGTCGTTCAGCCGGTTGACGAGTAGGCTGGCTGGCTCTACCGAGCCGCCGTCGCGTCCCGTGACGACGATCCGCATGCACGCAGCGACGGCCTGCCGCAGCTGCCTCATCGTGCTCTGCCGCGCACGACGGCACTGCGCGACGTGCTTCTGCGCCACGAGGACGTGATAGTAGACGCGCGCGCGGACGAACTTCGGTACGGCGCGAGGGAGCTGCGCAGCAGGGCGTGCGAGGGTGATCACTTCTTCGGATCCGCGTCCGGGGCGTCGCTCACGTTGTCGCAGAGCCCCGCGTGCCCCTCCTCGCGGATGCAGGTGAGCTGCGGGCAGGTGCCGTCGTTGTCGCCCATGGGCGTACCGCATCGGCGCTTCGGCTTGGCAGGGCGCGGCTCCTGGTCCAGGGCGCGGAGGGCGGCGCCCATGATCGGGTCGCCCAGCGGCTCGCCGCGCTGGAGCTTGAGCCAGTCGGCCTCGATGCCGGTCGCGATCTCGTCGCAGGCACAGCGATACGCGGGGACGTGGAGCGGACCTGCCTTCTCGCGGATCCAGCGCGGCGCCCGCTCGATGTACCGCGCCATCCCCCGCCCCCGCTCCCTCTCGGCGGCGAGGTCGCGCTCGGCCTTCTCGGCGCGGGCGACGGCGTCTTTGACGTGCGGGCACTCGTGGGCCTTGGACCCGTCCTCGGCGTCCCATGAGCAGACGCCGGTATCAAGACGGGCGCGGAGGTCGGCCACCTCCTCGGCCAGCTCGCGGCCGGCGTCGAGGGAGAGGGCGATGCGAGCGACCTCTCCACTATCGAGCGCGGCTTTCGACAGGAAGGCGAATCTAGCCTCGGCGATCCAGTTGGCTGAGTTGGCGTAGTACTCCAGTGCCCGCCGCAGCGCTGACGCCTGGGCCTCGGCGGTGTAGGTGCGGTCCTCAGCGCCCAGGCGGAGCCGCATCGACTCCGTGGCATGCGCGGCCATCCGCTCCCTCTCAGCCTCGGCCTTGGCGAGGGAGGCGAGCAGGTCCGGGATCGCGTCCAGCATCCTGGCGCGCTCCATGTCGTCGATCTCGCCACGGTCACGCGCCTCACACAACGAGCGTAGAACGTCAACGTCCGCCATCTCACCCCTCCCCCAGCGCCTTGAGGCGCGCCTTCTCGTCGGAGCGGAGCGTGTCGACACAGCCGGGTCGCTCGTGTCCGTCCGAGAAGTGGTCACGAGCGGCTGCCTCGTCGGTGAACGCCTCGCCACACTGGAAACAGCGCCACGGTGCTTGCATCTGTACCTTCCAAGACACGCGTCACACCGCGCGTCGAACCACGATTGACTGGTTGCCGTCGGCGAGATCCTTGACGGTGATCTCGAAGGTCTTCGCCATCGCGTCGGCGCACTCGCGCAGGCGTAGCGCGAGCGACCGCCCCGTGCGGAACAGGAGTGTGACGTTGCGCTTCGCGCCGATCTGCTGCAGGTCGTTCAAGAGGTCCTGCGGGCGGACCTCGCGGCCGATGTTCGAGAGGTTCTCGAGCCAGATGTCGAGGAGGTCAGCGACGGGATCGCCCTCGGTCGTGAGCACGTTGCGTGCGATCTGCGCGGCGTCGAGCGACTCCGTAATCTCCTCCTCGGTGAAGCCGAGGACCTCGCCTGCGATGAAGGCGAACCGTGCGAAGCCCGCCAAGCGGTGCTTCGTCTCGGCAGCGTTCGGCGTCCGCGGCTGGCGCAGGCGCGCGACGACGGCGTTCAGGTACCACAGATACTCGCCGTAGAGCCGCGAGCGGTCAGCGAACGCGCTCGCGAGCATGTCGGCGTTGAACGCGCGGCGCTGGCGGAGCTTCAAGATGAGGAGGCGGTCGGCGACGTCGGGACGGTGGAAGATCTGCGGGCGGCGGGTCGTGATCGCGATCCAGCCCTTCGGCTTGATCTCGACGACTTTCGTGTTCGAGAACTTCTTGCGTCGGCGCCACCCGACACCGGTCGCCATGGCGCAGAGCGCGTCGTCGAGCCAGTCATGGTGCGTGTCGAGGTTGTCGACGAGCGCGAGCGCGTCGCGCATGATCGTCACGCCGAAGTCGTCCTCGGACTTCTCGCCGATCTGCTGCCCCGAGGCTGCACCGCGGACAACGATCTGAAGGCGCTGCACGGCGGACGTCTTGCCGCTTCGGTGCTCGCCCGTCACGAGGAGGACCGGGCGGCCGTTCTGGATGATGCTCGCGAAGGGCAGCGCGAGCGCCCAGATCGCGAAGAGGCGCCGCTGGTGGATCGCGGCGAGGCCTGTCCCCTCAGGGTCGGCGTAGTTCAGATCGTTGATCACCGTCGGGAGGAAGACGCCGTGCGGGCCCACGATAGGCTGACACGGGATGCCGCCGTCGTCGTCGACGAACAGTGCGCCAGCGCCGTTCGGGATGATGTCGAAGTTACCGTCGCCCGCGATCCGGTAGCTCGTCCCGTCGTAGCGCGACAGGTGCAGCACGTTATTGTCGCTGTCGTAGTGCGCGAAGCGCGTGAGCGCGCGCCGGGCGCCTTGCGCGATCGTGAAGGCCTCGAGCACCGAGACGACGTGACGAGAGAACGTGTCCGTCGACGTGAGCGCGTAGCGCGTCGTGAGGAGGGCCCACATCTCCGCGTTCTTCGGATCGATCGGGATCACGCGGCGCGAGATCCCGTCGGCCCAGTACGGCTTCCCGTCGCTGCAGATCCAGAGGCCGCCGAGGTTCAGCTCCGTCTGCATCACCGCGTTGTAGGCCGCGACGCGCTTGCGTTGCTCGGTCAGCTGCTTCATCGCCACGAGGCTGCTGATCATCGCGCGGGTGCGGTTGACGACGATCGGCGGCGGCCCGGTGGGCGGTGGCGGCGGTGCGGCTGGTTGCTTAATAGTCGGGACGATTGATAGATACGGCGGAGGCCCCTGCGGAGGTGTGCTCACCATCTTTGATCGCCCCGACGGAGACTGCGTGGAAGTGGTACTGCGAGTCTGCCCATTTCTCACTTACACGGGTTGCGCACCCATTGTCAACTATTCACGGGAAAATTCTGTACTGTGCGAGGCTTGCGCGATTCTCGACTTTTTTGTTGACCCCTGCAAGGGTCCCGTGTAGAACCGGTGGAGTCGCAAGGGGCTACTGGGCGAAGGATGAGCGAGCGAGAGCAGCTGCAGCGCGCCTGCGGCGTGTCACCTGTGACCGTCGTGACGGCGAAGAGGCCTGACTGGTACACCGTGTCGGGCCTCGCGTACACGACCGTCGCGGGCGTGCCTGGGATCCAGGTCGCGTCCGACGGCCGGCTCGAGCTGCACCGATCGCATATGCCCTTGATCGCCGACGTGACACCTGCCTGGGACGCCGTCGGGGTCACGCTACGCAATCGCTTGCACGCTGAGCGGGCCACTTTCGACGCACGAACTGCACAGCACGACTGGATTTTGCGCGCCTACCAACATGAGGCGCGCGAGTTCATCCTGGGTCGCAAGGGTGCGTTCATCGGCGATCAGCCTCGGCTCGGCAAGACGGCCGAGATCGTCTCGGCCCACGAGCTGTCCGATGGCCCCCTCGTCGTCGTCGGGCCGATCGCCGCCCGCGCGGTCTGGATCAACTGGTTCGCGAAGCGCTGGCCCGACGTGGCTCCGGTCGTCGTCCGCGGCAAGCGCTACTCGCCCGAGGCCGTGACGACCGTGCGCGGCGAGCAGATCCCGCTGGGCCAGGCGCAGCTCGTCTTCCTGAACTACGACATCCTCTCGACGTGGCAGTTCTACGGCCGCGCGGGGATCGGCACGCTCGTCTTCGACGAGCCGCACGTCCTGTCGAACCGGCGGTCGAACCGCTCCGAGGCGGCGCTCGTCATCTCGAGCCGCGCGGAGCGCATCGTCCTCGCGACGGGGACACCGCTCTGGAACCGTCCGGCGGGCCTCTGGACGCTCCTCTCGACGGTGAATCCGGGTGCCTGGGGCAAGTGGTTCCCGTTCGCCGAGCGCTACTGCGCGGGCCACCCGGGCGCGTGGGGCTACGAGGCGAACGGCGCCTCGAACGTCGAGGAGTTCCGCGCGCGCCTCGCCGAGGTCTTCCTCCGGCGCACCTGGCGCGAGGTCCGCCCCGAGCTGCCCTCGACGGAGCGGACGATCGAGACGGTCGAGATCAGCGAGGCGCAGGGCTACGATCTCGAGGTCGCGGCGTTCGCGCTGCGCGAGGCTGCGGGCTCGGGGACGGTCATCGGCGCCCTGGCGCGCTTCCGGCGTCTCCTCGGCGCGCACAAGGTCAAGGCGGCTGTCGAGGCCGCGTGTCGCGTGCTCGACAACGACGAGTCGGTCGTCGTCTGGGCTTGGCACCGTGACGTCGTCGCGAAGACCGCGCAGGAGCTGCAGCGCCGGGGCTACCGCGCGCTCACGATGACCGGCGAAGACGACGGAACGGTGCGTGAGGCCGTCGTCGCGACCTTCGCCAGCGAGGGCCGAGGCAACCCGATCGCGCTCGTGGCGACGATCGGCGTCGGCCAGACCGCGATCGATCTGTCGGCCGCGCGGCACTGCGTCTTCGTCGAGGTCGACTTCACTCCGGCCGTCATCTCGCAGGCCGAGATGCGGACGTTCTCGCCCGACCGCCCGATGACTGTCTGCTACATCGTCGCCGAGCACGAGATCGACCGCATGCTCGTCGAGACGCTGTCCGAGAAGTGCGCGCTCGCCGAGCGGATGGGCCTGCCGGCCGCGGACACGCCGGTCGAGGTCATCGGCGCCGCGCTCGGGGTCCAGCTCGACGAGGGCGACCTCTCGCGGCTGCAGGCGGTCTTTCTCGAGGAGGACTTCGCGTGAGCGACGAGAGAATCCAGGTCGATCGCGATCCGACCGTGCCGACGATGGAGCAGTCCATCGCGGCGGCGTGCGAGGCCTTCAACCTGCCGCTCAAGGCGGGCGCGTCTCCGGGCCGCGGGTGGTCCTGGTACAGCAAGCTGCAGACGTGCCCCTGGTACTTCAAGCGCGTCTACGTCGACAACGCAGGCGCGCTAGAAGGCAAGCACGCCTTCGACACGGGCTCGGCGTTCCACGCGTTCCTGGCCGTGCGCTACCTCGTGATGCTCGGGGCCGCCGTGCCCGAGGGCTTCGTGCTCGAGGACTTCTACCAGAAGCTCCTCGAGACGGGCGCCCCTGCCGCGCCGCTCATGGAAGCCTGGCGCTGCTACCAGGGCTACGACGTCCGCTACGACGCCGACTACCTCGACCCGATCGCCGTCGAGCTGCCGGTCATCACGAAGGACCGCGACAGCTGTCGGCTGGATCTCCTCGCGCGCGTGACGTCGGGCGCGGACGTCCCCGAGGGCGTCTACATCGTCGAACACAAGACGATGTCGCGGCACGACACCGACGCCTGGTGGCAGCACGGCGAGGTCCTCGGGCAGCAGTTGATCTACCGCAAGGCGGGCCTGGCGAAGAAGTACGGCGCGCTCGCGGGGACGATCGTCAACATCACGACGAAGACGAAGACGCCCGCGTTCTACCGCGAGGTCATCCCTGTGCGGCTGTCGCTCCTGCGACAGCACGAGGCTGACTTGAAGCACTGGGCGATGCTCGAGCACCTCTACCGGGCGACGGGCGCGTGGCAGCGCGCACGGAACAACTGCATCGGCCGCTACGGCAAGTGCGACTTCTACTACGAGTGCGCGGCCCTGCCCGGCGGCGACATCGGAGGCTAGGAGGCCGGTCATGCGAAAGTTCACGCCACAGCGACAGGGACACGGGCAGTCGCGGGGCTACCGCCCGATCACGTTCTTCTCCTACGGGCCGTTCCGCGGCGGCAAGACGCAGTTCGGCGCGACGTTCCCGCGTCCGGTCTTCCTCTCGCCGCGCTCGGAGAAGGGCTGGGAGACGATCGAGAACATGGACCCGGCTCTCTTCTACGAGCCGACGGTCACGCCCGAGGTCTGGGAGATCGAGAACCGGCAGGACGCCGCGCAGGCGGTCGCCGACCTGAAGGCCGCCGCGAAGGCGATGCCGGGGCGCTACCTGTCGGTCATGCTCGATTCCGCGACGTACTACGCCGACATGTACTTCTCGGCACTGCGCATGGGATCGGGCCCGACGCCGGACACGCGCGCGCTCTACGGCGACCTCTACCAGCATATGCTCTGGCTCATGATCGAGCTGCACGGGCTCGGTCTCAACGTCGGGTGGATGGCGCTCGACGATCCGCCCGACGCCGATCGGGCGGTCGGCGGCCCGCTCCTCGTCGGGGCCTCGGGCAAGAAGCTGCCGGGCGCGTGCGACTACGTGTTCTACCACGAGTGCCTCCCGCCCAAGGAAGGGGCGAAGGACCCGCGGCACGTCTATCAGGTCCGCACGAAGGCGTTCTACCGCGGCGGGCGCCCCTACGCGCTCGGCGGGCGGGACGGCGGCGCGCTGCCCGACCCGATGGAGAGCCTCACGTACAGGGACCTCGTCGGGTACCTCGGGATCGGCGCGGCGCCCGCGTACGTCGAGCCGCCGCCCGCGCGGATGACTTCCAACGCTGCGCCGCCTGCCGCGCCGAGGCCCGCGCCCGCGGCGGCTCCGCGTCCGGCAGCGACCCCCGCACCGAGGCCGGCGCCCGCCCCGCGGCGGCCCTGACGACCAGACGACACGCAGGCTAGGAAAGGAGCGATCGAAGTGAAGCAGATCAGCAAGGAATCCTTCGAGACGTACGAAGCGGCGCGCGTCGCCTTCGACGCCGAGAAGGACCGGGCGCGCAAGGAGAAGCTCGAGACGCGCGTCCGCATCCGGCGCCGCAAAGCGCTCAACCGATTCGACGTCATCGTGCTCGCGAAGACCGCGAGCGAGTAGCACGCAACGAACGGCAACAGCTGTACGACAACCAGAGGAGACAGAGACATGCCCGCTGACTACGACGCCACTAGCATCCCGACCGACGACTACATCGACATGAACCTGAACGACGAGGTCTCCACCTGGGACGGCACGCCCAGCATGGTCGACTGCGGGACCTACGAGTTCGAGATCGTCACCGCGGCGAAGGACCAGAGCCAGCGCGGGAACCCGACGCTCGTCACGGAGAACAAGGTCGTCTCCGAGGGCCCGATGATGGGCCGCACGATGCGCGCCTGGTACTCGCTCACCGACAAGATGGGCTCGCGGCGCCGCCTCAAGAACCTGATCGTCGCCACGGGCGTCCCGCTCGACTCGCGCGCGGGCTTCCCGCTCTCGGCGCTCTCCGGGGCGCACTTCATGGGCACGGTCATCAACGACCCGCAGCCGCGTACGCAGCCCGACGGCCAGACGGTCACGCAGGACTTCCACAAGATCGTCCAGGAGATGCCCGTCGAGGGCGCCGAGCCGGCCCCCGCGCCGGAGCCGCCGCCCCCGCCGGCCCCGCCGGCCCCGGCCGCGAAGGCCGCCCCGGCCGCGAAGGCGGCGCCGAAGGCCGCCCCGGCCGCGCGCCGCTAGCGACTCGCAGCTCGTCGCACCTCTCGGAGGAGGGGCCTTCGGGCCCTTCCTCCGAGCCTGGAGGAGACAATGGTCGGGCTCGAGACGGACACGATCAAGCGGTTCTCGACGGACAAGGTCGACAACCGGTACAGCGCGAGCGAGGGGCTCCGCACGTACGTCCTGCAAGAGATCCCGTCCATAGGCCTGCCGCGGCCGTGCCGTGAGATCTGCGAGGCCGTGCGCGAGGAGTACGGCCGCGTCTCTCGACGCCACATCAACCGAGCGCTCGCGGCGCTCATGCGACAGCGCAAGATCGTCTACGTCACCGACGGCTGGTGCGGTGACTGGGGCTACCTGCGCGCGAAGAGGGGTCGGTGATGCGGAACGCGAAGATCCTGAGCTTCATGGAGCACGACGAGGAGAAGACGCTCTCGGGGCTGCGCCTCGACGTCTGGACGGTCATCCGGCGGTCGGCCGAGTGGGGGCGGACCTGCGACGAGATCGAGCGGATGCTCGTGCGCTCCCACCAGAGCGTGAGCCCGCGCATCTGGGAGCTGATCCACCAGCAGGTCATCGTCTTCTCGGGCAAGTACCGCAAGACGGTGAGCGGCTGCCGCGCGCGCGTCTACGTGCTGCCGAAGTACGCCAAGTCGGCGTAGCGCATCGCATGCGTGCTCGCCGCATGGTAGCGAGCAGAAGAGGACTGGATGCCCGCAATCCCTACCACACGCCCGCCGCCTGTGCGGCTCGCGCCCACCGAGGCGAACCTCATCCGTGGCCCTGTCGCGCCTGCGACGTGCGCCGAGTGCCCGTTCGGCAAGGACGGCAAGCCGATCGCGCCCGTCCGCGGCATCGGCCCCGCTGACCCTGCCTGGATCATCTGGGGCGAGGGCCCGGGACAGAACGAGACGCGCTCCGGCACCCCGTTCGTCGGCGCATCAGGCGAGATGGTCAACAAGGCCCTCAAGCTGATCAAGGCGGACCGTAACCGGATCTGGATCGGTAACTCGACGCTGTGCCTGCCCTTGCGCAGCTCGCCCGAGGGCCACCGCAAGGTCGCGCGCGAGTGCTGCCGCGAGCGCGTGCGCGCCGAGTTGGGGCAGTTCCCGAAGATCCCGATGCTCGCCCTCGGAGCGGTCGCCGCGCAAGGCTTCCTCGGCGACAAGTTCTCGATCACGCAGATGGCTGGGTCCTACCACGAGGTCGACATCGACGGGACGGGCCCGCGGGGGATCATCCCGTCGGTCCACCCCGCGGCGATCCTGCGCGGCGGGGCGGGCGACGGGGGCGCCGCGCACTCGGTCGACCTCCTGTTCTGGAACTTGATCTACGACGCGCAGAAGGTCATGAAGCTCGCCGCGGGCACGGCGCACGTCTGGACGGACAACGTCGAGACGGAGATCGAGAGCCCGGCGCGGGCGCTACAGCTCGTGATCGGGATCGTGAAGGAGGCCGAGCGGGTCGGCATGATCGCCTGCGACACGGAGACCTACGTCACCGAGGAGGAGACCGAGAAGGGCTGGTCCGCACTGCAGCCACGGCACGCGCGGCTCAAGGCGATCGGCCTCGCGACATCCGCTCGTGCGGTCTCGATCGCTTGGGGGCTCATGACGCCACCGACGCGCACCTGGATCCGGCGCGTGATGGCGAACGGGAGAGTCAGGAAGGTCTTCCACAACGCACTGTACGACGTTCCGGTGCTCCGCCGCAACGGCTTCCCGATCGTCGGTCGCGTCGACGACACGATGATCCTGCACCACAATGTCTTCCCCGGGGGCGCGCACGGGCTCCAGGCGGTCGCGACGCAGCTGTTCGTGATGCCGCCGTGGAAGGCCGAGTTCCGCAAGGGCGAGGGGACGCTCGAGGAGCTGACAGTTTACAATTCTAGGGATGTCCTCTCCACGGCGCGTCTCGACGCGCCGCTGCAGGCGTTCGTCGACCGCGCTGACGCGCGCAAGACGTACGAGGTCGACCTCGACATGGCGCGCGTCGCCGACCGTATGGCCGAGGTCGGCGTGCCCGTGAGCCGCGACATCAACCGCACGCTCGCCGAGCGCTTCGGGGCGACGCTCGTTCGCACACGCGACGAGATCGAGGCGAAGGCCTACGACGACGCGACCTGGCCCAAGCTCATCGCGAACCTCGCCAAGGAGCAGGCGAAGCGCTTCCGCAAGGGCGACCCTCTCGACTACCCGAGCCGGATCACGATCCGCGAGCAGGAGATCGCCAAGCAGCCGAATCGCGTCTTCATGATCAACAGCGGCGAGCACGTCGCGGCCTTCCTGAAGGCCCGCGGCGTGCCGCTCTACGCCGAGACGGAGAAGGGCAAGATCTCGACGAGGAAGGACCTGCTCGAGGACCTGCGGACGCACCCGGAGGTCGGCGCGCTCCTCGAGTACCGCGAGGCCTCGAAGCTCTACTCGACGTTCGTGGTGAAGATCGTCAAGGACCTCGACGAGAACGATCGGTTCCACTCGCGGTGGTCGATCCACAAGATCACGGGCCGCTGGGGCGCGGAGGACCCCTCCGCGATGAACTGGTCGAAAGAGGACGCGCGAAAGGGGCGCCCGAACCTGCGCACGCAGGTCATCGCGCCGCCGGGGCGCATCTTCGTCGGATTCGACGAGAGTCAGCTCGAGGCGAGGGGGATCGCACTGAGTTCCGGCGACCCGTGGCTCGTGCGGGTCTTCGCCGAGGGCCGCGATCTGCACTCCGAGGTCGCCAGGATCGTCTTCCCCGACTTCGACACCTTCGACCCCGACCGGCGCAAGAAGCTGCGCGACACGGTGAAGCGCCCCGAGTACGGCGCGTTCTATGGCGGCAACGTCGAGACGCTCTACAAGTCCGTCGTCGTCGACCACCCGGACGTCAAGCTGCAGGACCTCGTCCGCATGGTGCAGACGATGAAGAAGGTCATGCCGGGCGTCGATCGGTGGCACGACGAGCTGATGCGTGAGGTCCAGCTCAAGAACGAGCTGCGCAGCGTCGTCTACGGCCGGCGGCGCTGCTTCCCTCTCGGTAATGCAAGCCCAAGTGAAGTCTACAATTTTCCAATCCAGTGCCTCGCGGCAGGGCAGAAAGTCCTCACGACGAAGGGCTGGGTCCCTGTCGAGGAGCTGCGATCCTACGAACACCGGATCGTGCAGCATGCGGGCTCGACGCTGCGCTACCGTGTCCACACGCGCGGCCTGCAGGACGTCTTCAAGCTCGAGACGCAAGGCCGACAGATCGTAGCGACAGCCCAGCACCGTTTCCTCACGTACACGACCGAGGACGAGGTCGAGTGGCAGCGCCTCGGCGACCTGCGTGTGGGCGGCTGGATCGCGGTGCGCGAGACCGGTCGAAGCCAGGACGATGGGTACACACCTGTAGCGGACGATCAGGCCGAGCTGATCGGCGCCCTCTTTGGCAACGGGTACTACCGGACGGGCGGGTTCAACATCGCGACTGGGTCGCGCGGCTACGCTGAGCACCTTCTCGGCGTCGCGCGCCGCGCGATGCCGGACGTGCGCTGCACGATCCGCAAGGCAGCTGATGGAACGATCGGCGTGTGCGCGGACGGCTCTCGGCGCGTCAAGGCGCATTTGGACGTGTGGGGCCTGCCGCTCGCGGCCGGGCGCGACAAACGGCTCCCGGCGTGGGCCGAGACATGCTCTGACGAGACGATGGCAGCCGTTCTCGGCGGCCTCTTCGATACCGACGGAGGCTTCGCGGGGCGGTACATTAACTACACGACCTGCATCGAGGCGCACGCGCGCACTGTCGCGCGGATGCTCCTCTGCCTCGGGATCGACACGCGCGTCTCGCCTGTGACAGCGCTCGTGCAGCGCGAGCGGCGGACGTACTGGCGTGTGCGAATCATGCCTTGGAGCGTGTCTGTGTTCCGTGCGCGCGTGGGCTTCCGCCACCCCGAGCGCGCGGTGTGGCTGCGCGACCGTGCGCTTGCTACGCCGCGGCGCCCCTTGCCGCCCGGCCTCGCAACGTACGTCGGCGAGCAGGTCGCGGCACGGATGCGCACGCAACGGCGCAACTGGAAGGCGCTCGACTGGGCGCAGCTCAAGCGCCTCTGCAAGGGCTCCTGTAGCGCCGAGCAGACTCTCCGCGTGCTCGGCCGCGCGGCGGATGCCGGCATCGTCGTCGAGGAC